ATGGAGAACATACTTCTGCTGCGGTACTGGCGAATAAGGAGTTCTCAAACTCACACACTCTCAGTGCTGTCGATCAAGAAAAAGCATTGGCGCAACTTGAGCTTGACGCGGCGTTGCTAGACCTGCCTACAGATGGGACGGTGAACTAGCATGAGACTTAACCCTTGCGATCTCTGCTTCGAGTGGATGTACTGGGCAGAGTGTATGACAACCAACATTGACTAAGGAGTAGCAAATGGCGAACAAATTTATCACATGGCTTGATGCAGTACCGGCGGATTTGAAAAAGTTTTTCACGAATCCTGTTGTCGATAGTACCATTACTGATGGCCTCAATGTGGCAGCGATTATTGATCCTGCTCTTGCGCCGTTGCTTGTTGGTATCGCTGCTTCAGTCACAAAAGCCGAAGCTCTTGCAGCGGCGGCAAATGTACAGAGTGGCTCTGGGGAACAGAAACTTGCACTTGCTATTGCTGATGCGCAAGCAGCTTTCACTGCTTATGAAACCGCAACAGGTACTACAATCGAAACAGCTCAACAGACAGCGATCATCAACAGTATCGTTGCATTGCTTAACCAAATTCCATCAAGTACCGCCGTCACAACGTCTACATCGACGGCGCCTTCTGTCCAAGCCCAGGTTTCCACTGGCGCACTGCTCTAAGGAGAAACACATGGCTCTTCAAATGCAAACATTCACTAACGTCTCTGAGCCAATGTTTGATGCTTTGGTTGCCAAGATCAAAGTAGATACTGGTCAGGACGTTGTTGCGACAGCAAACGAAATTGTGACAGTTACTCATGGTTCGTTTGTTTTCACTTACCACTACAACCCTGCAACAAAGACACTTCAGGTTCAATGCTTGAAGAAACCTTTGTTCATTCCTGCTTCTACGATTATCAATGGTCTGGCTGAGGAAATTGCGGAGATCATTGCAACCACTGTAACGCCGCCTGTGGCATAGGAGTTTTCTTGAGCCAGCGCGAGATAGAACAGAAGGTACGAGATGTACTCCGGGTTCTCGAAGTAGGAGAGACTGGGGATACTTTCGTACCTCGTTCTACTGTTTTAGGTTATAATCTCATTCCTACAGACTTATGCAAGACACCAGCGGAGAAGAAGCAGGTTTATCGCGCTAATTCTTTAATGGACTTGTACTATTTTAGCACTGTCGTAATGGGCAAGAATCGCTTTTCCAAAAATCCTGATAAAGCCTCAAACTTGCATTATCAGATGTGCCTTACAGTAATGAAAGACGGTCTCAAAGAAGGGATCGAAATTCCCCGTGACCATTTCAAAAGTACAGTCTACAGCGAGTGTTTTCCGATTTGGAGAGCATTACCTTTTGGCAAACGGGAAGAAGATTTCTTCACAAATGTTGGTTACTCTGATCTCTATATTGAGTGGATGCGTCGAACCCACAGTCAAGACATACGCATCCTGTTGGTCAGTGAGACCATTACCAATGCAATCAAGTTGGGTAGTAGAATCTCAAACCACTATGAAAATAATTCATTCTTCAACCATCTTTTTCCTGAGATAATGCCTACCTCAAAGGAGACGTGGACAAATGAGAGTTTGCACCAGCGTCGTACTGCGAGTGGTCGAGGACAAGGAGAAGGCACTTTCGATCTTATCGGAGTCGGAGCGGCGCTACAGAGCCGACACTATAATGTGGTTGTCGAGGATGACCTCGTTGGGCGTGAAGCCCGTAAAAGCTCAGTCGTCATGGCAGATACAATCGACTACCATCAGATTCTTGTCGGAGCAACTGACTCAGACCCGAATAATCCTGGAAGAGATTTTGATGAGATAGTTGTTGGAAATAGGTGGTCACATGATGACCTTAATTCGCACATTAGACAGGAAGAGCCTTATTTTAGTTGGACTACTCATTCAGCTCTTGGTGGGTGCTGTTCTCTACATCCTTTTGGCTTTCCTATTTTTCCTGAGGCTTTTACCAGAGAGAAGCTTCTGCGCTGGAAGCGTCGCTTGGGCAGTTATCATTTCAGTTGTCAGTTTCTTAATTACCCTATTGATCCTAGTAAAGCTAAGTTTAACATGGCAGATTTTAGATACTTCAACTTTGAAAAAGTGACTGGAGCATTAGCGATTCCGAAAGAGTCTCCGACACTCAGCAGATACTTCGAGACCTCGCATCCTCAGCAGTATCGTATTGTCATTCGGCATCATGTAGCCGCTGGAGATGTAGAGAAAGATGTTTTCCCACGGAATCTTGATCGGTATATGACAGTAGACCCGAATCATGGTGGCTCGCACTTAGGTCAAGAAGCTGGCAAAGACGGTCGGTGCCGCCATGCTATCGCGGTGACTGGTGTAGAGCGTGATCCACGTAGAGTATATCTGCTCGACCAGTGGGCAAAAGCCTGTCCTATTGATGATTTTGTCAAGCAGATTTTCTTTCTCGCTGTGAAGTGGAAGCTCCGCGTAGTTTACGTTGAAGCTGTAGCAGCGCAGAAGTATTTGCTCTATCACTTGAACTACTTTGTCGAAGAGCACAAGCATACACATCCAGAGCTTAGTGGTATTCAATTTCTTCCCCTCAAAACTCCTCAAAATGCCAACGCTAAAGCTGAACGAATTGAGAATTTCATTCCTCTAGTGGAGCGTCATGAACTCTGGCTTGACATAAACAACTGTACGGAGTTCAAAGAAGAAGTAGAACAGTATGGCCAGCGTAAGGGTCTGATTGACTTGCTTGATGTTCTATCCTACGGTCCACAGATTTGGAAGTTTGACAAAGTTTCTCAGGAGCATGTTGATGAATTCATGCTCAAACAACGGGCACAGTTTGTAAGACGTATGGCAGCAGCGGTAGCGTAAGGGGAAAAAAGTTTATGGACTGGGCAGCGTGGGGACCAACGATTGTAAGTCTTATCACAGCGATTTTCATTGCTGGTATGATGTATGGGAAGATCAAAGATCACGACGGACACTTAGCAAAACATGACGTGGAGCTTGATACCATGCTTGCACGTCTAAACTTCGGTGAAATTGAAATAGCCAAACTTCAAGCGTGGCGTGATGGGTACAATGCCGCAGCATGTAAGAGCTGCTTTGAGCAGGAGCACGTAAGATGAACATTCCAGTAACAATGCAACTAGTTCTTTTGTTCTACGTTGTAAACTCTGTCGCCTCGGCTTTGGTACAGGCTTTACCTGTACCAAATGGTTCAGTGATTTATACATTCATTTATAAGTTCTTGAGCCTGCTTGTAGCAGACTTTAAGAGCTTTAGTGCTACCATGCCCATGCCAGTGCTTACGACACAGAGTTCTACTGGTCAGATTGACACAGTGTCTAAGCCAGTTAACACCACAAACACAACAAACATAGGAACTCTCTGATGCCATATCAACCGCCTACTGAAGTAACGCCGAAGCTCATTGGAGAAGATAACTATCAGGAGATCTGTAATTTTGTCAAGGATAAGATTGCACATCTGGATAGGCGTTTGCAGACTTTCAGAACTGAGAAGTTGCCAGAATATGTGCGGTTGTATAAGGCTCGCCCGAAGAATAAAGAAGCCGACTGGCCCTGGCCTGGTGCGGCGAACTTAGTAATTCCTATCATTGGGACTGCCTCAGATGAGCTTCTTGCTCGCATTATGGGTGGAATCTATATGTACGACCCACTCTGGGCGGCGACAATGAGTGGAGGGTTGCCGAAGAAAGATGGAGAAGAGCTGAAACAGGTTGTTCAGAATTTCCTAATGGACATGGCCTATGCGCCAGATGAACTTGATTTGTACAGAGTAGAACAGAGCGCATTTCACAGTGCGATCAAGTATGGTACAGGAATCATTTACACGCCTTATGAGTACGAGACGCAGGTAGTGCGTGAATATAAATCTGGTGGAACCTCAGCAGAGGATGGACCTGTAGTTTCAGAAGACCGTATCATCACTAAGCGTGATGGTCCTCATCCTGAGTTATTGCCGCTTAACAGGTTTATCTTTGATCCCTCAGTGGCAAAGCTTGAGAATATGAAGCTCTTTGGACATATTGATTCACTTGATATGTGGGCGGTGCAGGATCTCAAAGCAAAGAGTCCTTATTACAAACAGTCAGACATTGAGAAGTTGCTTAGTAATCCTGACGCTGTTCAAGAAACAGAGATGGAACGGGAGATCAATGAGCAGTTTTCGATTGATTCCTCTGGTGTAGATACTGGTGCAGCACGGTGGTACACTTACACAGTATTTTTCACATACTATCTCAGCGGCAAGGAGTATTCTTTCCAGGCAAAGTATCATAAGAATTCTGAGAAAATTCTGTGGATAGCTTTTAATAATTATCCTAAGAACATGCTTCCATATCAGGACATGAAACTAGCCTACGATGATGAGTCTTATCTTGGCACAGGTTTTGCTGAGATGATTCACATGATTCAGAAGGAATTGTCGAACAATAACAACTGGCGTACAAACAATCGTAACATGGCGATGCTGGGTGTGTGGCGTGCTGATCCTGAATCTAAGCTTGCTTCTATGCTAGATGTGTTTCCTGGTATCGTGTTGCCAGGTAAAAAGGATGAGATCGAACATCTTAAAGCCGGCGCTGACATGGGTTATAGTGATGGTCCAGATCAGTTTCACATGGCAATAGCTAAAGAGCGTACTGGTGTTGATCCGGCCTCTGGTGGCACAGGTGGTGGGATTGTAAATCAAAAGCGTGGCATCTATAGTGCCGCTGGTACTTCTATGGTCATGGCGCAGCAGAATAACAGGAACAACCTTCGTACTGGAGACATGCGTTCAGCACATGTGAAGTTAGGTTGTAAATTTCTTACAATGTACTCAAACTTCGGTATTGGAGAAAAGCTTAAGAAATATGGCAGCGATGCTGAGAAATTAAAAAAGGCGCTTGATCTCTACCGCGATGGTACACTAGGTTTGCGTCTTCGTCCAGCTTCGGCGTCTGCCAACAAAGAACTTGAAAAACAAAATGACATTCTTATCTCAGACAGGCTTGATCGTTACTATCAGAGTCAAGCACAGATTATTCAAGCAATCAGTCTTCCGAACATTTCACCAGATTTGAAACAGTATTACGTGGAAATGCTTCTTGCGACAAGAGTATCGGCTATGACCTTGGCGCGTAACTTTAACCGTGATAATCCAGATGCGTTGCTGCCTGACGTGTCAAAGATTATCGAAACCGCGATGCAACAGATGCAGCCGCAAGCAGGAGCAGGAAATGGAAATCAACAAAATCGAGGATCTAATTCCATACCGAGTGGCCCTTCAGGAGCTATGGCTCAGGGAGGAGTTCCAGCCGGTGGTGGGGTTGTTGAATAGTCTCAAAGAGGAGGCGCTTTCTTGGGCGAGGTATGATACGACTAAGGAAAGTGCTGAGATAGTAAAAGCGATCTCAACTAAAATCAGTACACAGTTAAGAGTAGCTGAGACACTTCTTGAATTACCGCAGAGATTGAGAACTCTAGAAGAGCAACTGAAACATCAAGAAGCTCAAACATTGAAGATGAGACACTCACAAGAAGGAGGCGAAGTCTAATGGCATTGTTTTCATGGCAGAAGAAAGTTAAGGAAGATGGAGCTGAGGAGTTCGCTCTTCCTGATGAGTTAACTACTAAGATCGAAGCTGGTGCTAACGCGGCGGCCGATCTTACTCCGAAGGTGACGCAGATTTTAGAGTCGCTTGCGGGAATTAACAAGTTTGTGGAAACGCAGACAGCTAAGGACGTAGCAGCTACTCGTGCAGCAGCGGTGAAGACCTCAACTGAATCTCAGACTGAGCTTGAGGAACGTATTGAGTCTCTTATGCTCGAAGGTAAAACTAGAGAAGCCGTTGCTCTTGCTAGTCAGCCAGTCACAAATGAAGTGTTGTTGCTTCGTGCGGATCGAATTAAGCGTGAAGTTTTCGAGGATGCTGAGAAGTTTCCTTATTACTCTGGTGACGTTAAGAAAGAAGTTGATGCGCTTCTTGAGAATCAGCCAGCGGCTTTTAGAAACAACGCGCAGAATGTTGAAAACTGTTACCATACGATCTTGGGTAAGCACACACCAGAACTTGTGGAAGGTAAACTCAAGAATCGTTTTGCCAGCTCAGAAGGCGGTCGTGGAACAAGTTCAGGTTCTGCTGGCAGCACTACCGTAGCAGACGACAACAAAAATCGTCTCGCTACGTTGGAAGCAGATGAAAATGTCAGACGCGCCGCCAAGCATCTTGGGTTTACGCCGAAGGCTTATGCTGAAATCTTAGATAAGGAGGGAATCGGTTATGCCTGAGATTAATCACAAAGACGTAGCAGCAGCGTTGAGTGGCTCTACTGTTTCTGCGGCGGCACTTGAAGAAGCTATTAAGCGCGTCTTAGCCAAAGGAAAGCAAGAGCGCGCTGAAGCAGCACAGCCAAAAGAGCCGAATTGGGCTACTATGACTGAGCAGGATGCGTACAAGACTTCAACTTATATCCCTACAGTCGAGCACGAAGTGCCTGATTATATGAATATCAAGTTGAAAGATCCTGAGTATGAGGTTGTATGGGCCTCGAAGGATCAGAGAAGGATCGGACAGCTCATGGCGGAAGGGTACGAGTTTCTGATAGCAGAGCACGTACATCCTAGTTTCAAACTTCCTCTGGTGTTCGATTCGGACAAGCACTACTGCTATGTGGATGTTGTTGCTTTACGTGTCCACAAGCGTATCCTTTACGG